ATGTGCTCAAACTACGAACCAATCGCAAAAGATAGAATTCACTTGCTGGATCTGTTTGAGCCAACATTTGAATATAAATCTCATATCTATCCTAACTATGAAGCTCCCCTTTTATTCTCTAAAAAAGAACAAATGGAATGGCGATTAGCACGCTTCGGCTTAGTCGCCCCATGGGTTAAGGAACTTAAGAAAGTTCATAACACTTACAACGCAAGAACTGAGACAGTTCACGAAAAGCCCAGCTTCCGAAATGCTTGGAAGAAAAACCAATTCTGTTTAATACCTGCCGATGTAATTTTTGAACCAAAGTACATCAACAATAAGCCGGAATGGTGGGGAATCTATCGAAAAGATGATATGCCTTTTACAATTGCTGGTATTTATGAATATGCGGTAGTAAACGGTGAAGAAATCAGATCCATGAGTATGCTGACCATTAATTCTGATCACCACCCTTTCATGAAGCAATTCCATGCCCCTACTGATGAAAAGCGCTCTATCATTGTTATTCCACCAGAGCTAAGAGATGACTGGCTTCACTGCAAACATGAAGAAGCTAAGGAGTTTTTCTTAGATATGCCTGCTGATGAGTTCGTAGCACAACCAAGGTCAGAATTGAAGAAATTCCGACCAAATGCGCAATGAAGCGCGACAAGTTACGACTAGTCATTATTTATCCACAACTTTTTAAATTTGAAATTTAACTAAGCTCTAGCATATCATCTTGAATATGTTACAAATTCAAGTTAGTGGGTATTCTATGAGCGAAATTGCACCATCCATTATCCAGATAAAGCCTTACCTTACTCAAGGTTTTGCTTTGTCTGAAGTTATGTCTATCAAGCTAGTTTTACCAACAACTCATATGCTTGTCCCTTATGCTTTAGAAAAAATTTCTGCAGGATTCCCAAGCCCGGCACAAGATTATGTAGATAAAGCACTCGACATGAACGAGCACTTAATAAAAAATGAAACTGCAACTTTTATTGTCAAAGTTGCATCTCTATCAATGCTCAACGCAGGAATAGATATTAATGATGAGCTAATTGTTGATCGAAGCCTTGACGCGAAACATGGTGATATTGTTGTTGCACTGATAGACAATGATTTTACTGTTAAGCGGTTAATGATTGATGAGTCTGGCCAGTGGTTAAAAGCAGAGAATCCAGATTATAAAAATATTTACTTATTAGATGGACAAGAATTGATTATTTGGGGCGTTGTCACTCATATCATTAAAATGACACGGCATTAAGTCATGAAACATGAAAACAAAGTCTTTTTCCTCATCGATGTAAATAACATGTACGTTTCATGTGAGAGAGTCTTTGATCCAAGTTTGAATGGTAAAAGTACCATCGTGCTCTCAAATAACGATGGCTGTGCTGTTGCGCGATCAAATGAAGCTAAAGCACTTGGAATAAGGATGGGTGTGCCTCTTTTTCAAATTAAAGACTTAGTTCAGCAACATGGCGTAATCGTACTTTCTAGTAATTATGCAATGTATGCAGAAATGTCGAGACGTTTTCACAAGATTTTGAGCTCGTACGTAACTGCAGAAGAAGTTGAACCGTACTCTATCGATGAGTGTTTTGTTGACTTTTCTGCTTATGAGAAGAACTTTGATTTAGAAAAAGTTGGTCAGCAAATGCGTCAACAAATATGGAAATGGCTAGGCTTGCCAGTTTGTGTTGGTATTGGTAGAAGTAAGACAGAATCGAAGATAGCTAACCATATAGCTAAAAAAAATGCAGGCTTTAATAGTGTTTGCGATCTCGTAAATATGGATCCTTGCAACAAAGAATATTATTTCTCATTAATTGAAGTATCTGAAGTTTGGGGTGTTGGCCGTAAGCATTCAAAAAAGTTGCAAAGCATGGGAATTAATACTGTGCTTGATCTAGCTTGTGCTGAACCACGTGAAATGCAAAAGAAGTTTTCAATTGTGATGGCAAGGACTATTTACGAATTACAGGGCATCTCATGTATTGAGATTGAACATACTCCCCCATCAAAAAAACAAATAGTTGCAAGCCGGTCTTTCGGTGGTCGCGTAACTGAACTAACGGACCTAAAGGAAGCTATCTCGATGTATGCACAAGATGCTTGTAAAAGGCTACGTGATGAAGGGCTTTTATGTGGGTGTATGATTGCTTTTGTTCATTCAAATCCATTTGATCCAAATGTACCTTTTTATAATAAGTCGATTACTGGTTCATTTTCTGAACCCACAGATTGCGCTATTGATTTTGTTAAAGCAGCAACAAGAATGTTGAACGAAATCTATAAAGAAGGAATTAAATACAAAAAATGCGGTGTTGTGCTGACTGGACTTGAGCCAAAAACTGGCCATACATATGACCTTTTAACCGACTTTGAAATGATAGAAAAGAAAGAATGTTTGATGAAAGCTATGGATGGTATCCATAGCAAGTTTGGAAAGAAAAAAATTGGTGTCGGACCATGTTTTGTTCCTGGTCGGAACTGGTCGATGTCACGAGATAAACTTAGTAGAAATCCATTCAAATGGGATGAATTATTAATTATTACCAATTAATATATATGTTTAATTAAATTAGCATAAAGAAAATGAAACCAATTAAGAAAAACCAGATTCAGAAAAATATAGCAAAAATACAAAATGGTGTTTTCGATGAATCGAATGTTGAAAATTTATTTATAAGTTTGAGACCATATTGTAAAGGATACAAACAATTTAAAGAAATTGCAGATTTTGTTGCCCACAGTGATGTAAGAGATAGGGGTATAGTAAATAGAGCCCTGCTAGACAGGTGTTTAAGACTTACAGCACTTTTCCATTATTCCCCTCCCAATGAGCCGCTAGATCTATTTAATGATTTACCTTCATGGATTATTAGATTAATTAAAAATCAGGCATTTGAAATAAAAAACAAAGTTTTCTTACAGGAATTTCAATTTTCTAGAGAAACCTTTTTGGAAATGTTAGATACAGCTTATGTAATTGATGATCAAACGAAGATTGCGAAATATACCGAGTGTGAATTTCCACAATTTTTCTGGGATGCGGTAAAGAAATGTTTTGTTGGTATCAGTATCATAGCCCCTTTGACACAAAATGATGTTATCAAAGAAATTATTGGCGTATTAAAAAAGAATAACATAATTATTAATGAAACTCTAATTAGGAAAAATGCAGATAAAATTACTATATGTATTCTACTTCTACTACATAAAACAGAATATAAATTTGAAGACCTAAACAATGCCGAAACATTTATTTCAGCTAATCCACATTACAGTTCTAAAAAAGATATAGCAGAAAACACTCTTCCAAATTTATATGTAGCTGGTAGTTTTGTAATTCATGGACTAAATGGTCAAGTTTTAGAGATGGTTACACCAATTTTTAATACTAATTTAAAGGTAGAGGATTGGTGTGACTTAAGGATAATACAAACTACAATTCTACAAGATGAATCTGTATATCAAAATATTTATCTGGATGATAATATAATCCTCGATGAAAACTTTAAAATTTCTAAGCCTGATTTAATTAATATAAATTAAAGTAGATCAATAATATAGTTATGATAAAACATATCTGTTATTAAGAATTAGGAAAATAAAATGTTAAAAAATTTACTAAACAAATTTAAACTTAGTGCTGAATGGGTGGAACTATTATGGAAAATAATAACGTTAATTTTCGTTTTACTAGGAACCACTGTTACCGCTTTGTGGGCTCGAGCATCTAAGGAAATAAATCAATTAGGTTCTTTCACCTGGGTGATAGTGGCTATCATAAGTGCATTAATCTTTACACTTATGGTTTATCTAATTAGTTTATCAAAAAAGAAAAATGCCGAAGCTACTAAGTTATCGATTGAGGCAAATTATCTTGCAACACTTGCCACTCCAAAATCTACAATTAATCCCCTTTCAGATCTTTTCACAGACCAAATTATTAATTTAAGTGATCTATATTTGCCCACAATGCAAGTCCAAAAAAATAAAGTATTTAAGAGATGTAAAATTGTTGGACCTGGATGTATAGCAATCATTGGAGGAAAATATATAAACACGCACTTTATAGGTCACGGAAGTGTATTATTACTTCCCAAGAACGCTTCAATTGTTGGTGTGCTTGGTTTACAAGATTGTACGATTGAAGACTGTGAAATTATAGATATTACTATGTTGATAAGTTACCCTTCAAAAGATGCAATGGAATCGCTTGGAATCCATATACCTGGTATCAAAGACTACTTCCCACAAGTGATAATTGATAATAACTCTTCAAATAGAGTTCCATGAAAAATATTTATTTGTTGCATATGCTGAGCAACCTGATAGTAGAATGCACAGCAAAACCATAACCCTCATAGTGAAATACGGTTAGCGATCCAACCATAAAAGAACTGTTCTTGCGTGGGATTACGCTCACAGATTTCAATATAACGCTGGCCTTGCATAATATTAAGTACTCGCACAAGCACTTTCTCGCCTTCTTTCCCACGTTTGGCCAAATAGATTTTAAGAGCATTTAAGGTAGCTGGGCCATAAATTCCATCTACCGTTAGATCTGGCCAACCGCCTTTGCCTTGATTATTCAGCAAGTTTAATGCACGTTGTAAAAGCGGTTTTGCAAAGCCGGTACCACAATTTACTCCTGTGTCTAATAACTCATCAGCTACAGCAGTAGAAACACCATTCACCTGATCAAATCGCGGAGCTGTCCAATAGTTTTTTCGATAAATTGCTTTGGCCACATCAAGTGGTAAATCTTTCATATTACCCTTAAAACCATTTGTACGTGCTACAGCTTCAGTAATACCGTATTTCGTTGCCCCTCCTCGATCCGCAGGATTATTAACATACCCGCCTTCACGCTTAATCAACTCTTCAAGATATTGTTCAATATTCATTTCTGTTTCCTTTAGATGTAAAAAAACCGCCCGAAGGCGGCATTAACTGTTTTCGATATCTCTTTTGGCTTTCTTAACTTCTTTAATTACTTCGACAATCGTCTTACCTTCCTGTTTATCAATAAAGTTGAAGATCCATCGGACCAAAGCCCAACCTGGAATACCACATATAAAGAAGAAGCCACCAAGAGCGATCATTCCCCAAATGTCCGTAATCCATTCATGAAGCCCCCACTTCACGATAATGAATGAGCCGCCAGCAAGACTTGATACAACTGTACAAATCAAGCCTACAGCCCATTCTTGTGGTGAGCGTGGCATACGTGTCATTAATACTACTGCTGCAACTAAAGCGACCGCTAAAGTCACCATAATAGCTGCCCCATAAAATTTTAATAATGCTGTTAAACCGCTGGTGGAAACTGGTTCCATTTATTTCTCCAGAAAATTAAGACAATAAAAAAACCCTGCATTTGCAGAGTTATCAAGTTACTCTTTCAGAATTTATTACGTTTATGACACCATTCGAAGTGTATTTAATTTCTCCGGTGCCCATTCCTCTATATCCACAATTATGCAAATTCAACTTACCGTTTGTTGCGCTAAAATGATGGATAACAGGATTGTGAGAATCGCAGTAAAATAGATTCATTAAATTTTCATTTGACCCACCAACGTTATAATTAACAATGTTACCTTCTGAAAAACCTCCAAAAACCGCAGAATCAGTACTAACTCCGCCATCTGTAGCGGTTCCTACACATGCAATCCCCGCGCCGTCATCAATTGGCCATTTACCGTCCCCCTGACCATTCTTATAGAGGATTGGTTGATAATGAGCCATATGACTGCCCACAGCATCGGCAATGCCTCGGTCACCGTTATACTCACAGAGCATTCCTAGTGTATATCCCGACCACAGCTCGTGATACGAAAAACCATCATCACCGTTGTCGTGGAAATAATTATCTTCACCTTCATAGCGACAAGATTGTTTTGTGACGTTTTCCCTGTACACATGTCCGCCGTTACCATCAACCCAATTACCGGCACCCTCGCAGCCTACTTGACGAATAAAAACATTGTCAGATATTTCATAACCATTTACACGATTACCAATAGCTTTAAGACGCTCAAGCACTACACTTGCAAAATCCCAAACTCTAAAACCACTTAACCAAAAATATGACTCAATGCCAACCAATCTGATTGTTTGGTTTTTGGTTGTGTTGCCTGTATAGAAAGGACTCCACAATGTGTCAGGTACTCTTATCTCAGCTGTATTAGGATCGCCAAAGCCAACACAACTCAGATATAAAACGCCAGCTTCCCAGAACCAGCTAGGTTTAACTGCATTCTCAATTTCTGAAATGCTGTAAACGCGCCAAATTTGAGCGCAATCTGATAATCGATTTATTCGCCCTAGTTGATGTTTCCATCTGCGTAAAATTTCAGTTTTAGCATCAGTAACATCTAACTGATATAACCAATAACCTGATCGATCAGTTCCTCCCTGCCCATCATTGACTGGATTGGTAGCTAGGGGAACTTGCCAGACTTTTGTATAGCCATTAGTTTTTGTAAAACCTGTTAGCTTTTTTCCTCCAATAAGACGAACACGAGAATTACGTGCAGCCGATACAGTGAGAATGCCAATTTTTGGGGAAACTTGGGGAGCTTCATAATAGTCGCCACCATAGACTACAACATGAGTGTTATAGCCAGCCATCAACATTGCCCGGTCTAAAGTTTTTAGCGGAGATGTCTGTGTTCCATTATTATTGTCTAAACCTCTTACAGCATCGACATGAATAAGAGTGAGTGGGAATTGAGGTGTAAATGTGCCCCGATCTTGAAATGAACTATATAAAAATGCGGGTTTAAATTTTGCTAATGTTGCATTTACATCCTTCATTAATCTCAAATCAATACGAACGCAGTTTGCTGGAATTTCAAATTCTGAAGAGAGAATATCGTAACTATTCGCAATACGTGCAGATTGGTTAGAGCTCCCAATACTCACGCCAGCTGCATCATAGAAAAACATCGTCATATGAGTCGCATTTGTTGCAGTACTAAAAATTTCAGAACCAAATCGTACAATTGCACCAGGTGCAAATTGATTAACAGCTGGAATTGAATAAAGGCTTTGAAAAGTGGTTGCTGACTCCTCAAAAGTCATTATTAACTGATTATTTTCATTACGTGCTAAACCCTGAAAAGTGGTCGAATATTGGCCGCTGTACAATGGATCAGGGAATAAATTCTTTGGATTGTCATGGGGTCTAATAAAAACAGCCTTCGATGCTGAGCAAATACAAAAGTCTTCAAAGACTAGTTCTCGCGGATTCGTTACGGCCGTGATGCTAAATCCGACTTCAACAAATACTGCATTTGCATCAAGAGGTATGTTTTCGATTACTATATTTTTTTCAGAAGTAATAGCTTCTGATCCAGCAATGGTTTTTGAATCAGTCTTAATTGACTGACCATTTACTAAAGTTTGAAACAACATAAAACGAACAGCATTTACCGCAGCTCCAGCATTAGCAGTAACGCTTTTTAATCTAATAGAAGCGGATATAGTTCCGGTATCTTTAAAGTGTGCTGCGCTGAAACGCCAACGTACTTCTAATGGAGCACTTGGTGTGCCAACAACTTTAATTGATTTTGGTGCAATGCGGCTAACAGCGGTTCGGCCTGCGAGATTGGTAATACGTGAAAAGTCGATCCCTTTAATCTCATCCAATGTAAAAATATTACGGGATAAACCTAAGCGCTCGCGTAGATCTGTATAGTCTTTTGCTTGCGTTAATTCGCTTAAACCCGTATTAACCCAATAGCTGCCATCTGGTGAACCTTCTGGCTTATTCCAAAACCAAATTACATCTGTGTCTTCAGCCTTTGCATATTTTTTTAAGACTGTTGGACGAGATGCTAAAAGCTCGGCTTCTGTTGTAAAACCCTCCATTAGTCCCGCTGCAATAACCTGTTCAATTGCTTCTTGAGCATCAGTATCAAATTCTGATAAAGCGGAAGTTACGTTTATTAATGCTGTATCGACATCCATTTGCATGTTAGTAATGTCATTAATAATTTCATCGATCTTTGTTAAATCGACCTTGCCATCTAACAAGCCTAAAACTTTCCGTAGAATAGCTAAGATGTCAGAGGCATTATTAATATTTGCTAAAACCGCATTCCAGTTTGTTGCCATCTTCGAGAATCTCCACGCAACAAAAAACCGCCTTGCGGCGGTTAGAAAAATTTATTCAATATGATTAGTAATAGACAACTACAGTACAGATCTTAGGGTTGTATGGCCCTTGAGTGTTATCACCACCATATGCTCCCATTAATCGAAATTTAGATTGAGTACGTGCAAAATCTTCGCGTTCCTGAAGGCTCACTGCTGCTGTGTCATTAGCAGTACCAGTACAAACAACTCCGTAATCTAGGTCCGGTGCATCTTCAGTCAAAGTAAATTCGATTTGGCCACCACCCATATTTGCAACTGAAGCAAATCCTCGGCTTTTAACTAAATCAAAACTTACACCGTTAAGTCTAATAATAGCGATTGCTTTCTCGCCTAATGTTCCACCATCTTTAGTCTCAATTGTAATATCTTGAGATCCATCGAAAGTTCCTTCTCCTTTTACAACTCCTGTAAAAGTAATCTTTCGACCTGTTTCTAATTTCGCTGCAGAAACTGCATTAGCACTTGCATCTAACTTGCCATCAATAATTTCATTGATCTTTTTGGTTAGTGAATTGAATAACCAATTGAACCATTGACGAGCTGGCTTTTTATTTGATGGGAAGCCGCTCAATAAAGTTAACCCATTGGTATTTTTTGGCCCATTAAGGCTAAATTCTTCTAACTTATCCATCTACTTCATCCGAAAAAATTAGCTCAACTCCGCTTGGTAATGGAAACAACAAGCGAACTAGTTCTTTATCTATGGGTTGAAACTCGGCAAGAAATTCAAACGTGACCGTCATATCTCTGTTGTCCTTTAATTTGAAAGGCACATCAGTCAATAACTTGCAGATTTCAAATGCTTCATCCAGTGTGCAATCGCAGTTATTAAGCAAAATCTTTGCTTTCACTACAGAGGGTAATTTTTGAGGTGGGATACTTTGGCCACGGTAACTGCTTACACCTGATTCACGCCAAAAGCCGCCAATATCAGGATCATCCGTCTCACCAAATGTTAGTGACTCTGGTTGCCCCTCAAAGCCAAAGAAAGGAAGTGGCACAATGTCAGGTACAACTGTTGGAGCTCCTACCCATTCGGCCAAGATGTTTAATTGATCCCCACTTGCTGTATCTAAATCAAACTTTTCATTCATGCTTTGCAGCACATTCATGCAATCAATAATCGGCTCTATTGATACTTTGACTGTCTCATTAAAGTTTGGTTTAGATCGGTGTTCATTAATGATCAGATTCAAGTAATCATCTGTTTGCATTAACCACCTCCGGCAACACTGATCTCGATATTGTCTGAATCACAATAGGCTACGGCGTTAAAGGCTAATGTGTAATCACCTTCTACAGGCACACCATCTACAGTTAATTGAAGGCTTTCAATTTCATAAGACCTTGCATCTAATGCGCCGTATAAGCCAGCTGGTACATACAGTTTATTAATTGCGATACGGTCCCCAATATCGAGCTGGTTAATGTAATCAGCTGAAGCGCTCTTTATTTGCTCCCCAATATCTACCGTGTAATCTGAATTAGTCGTTAATTCAAAACGGATACCAATAGACTTCTGAATAGGTCGCCAATACTCGATTGAGACAGGATCACCATACACTGTTGGACGAATCACAGTTGTATTTCCGTACAGATCACAACCGGGTGCCTTCTTTACTCGAATCGTCTCAGCAATCAATTGATCATCTCCACCCGCTACGACAACGGCCAAAGAGTTTGGCGGCAAGCCTAGCGGATGATTAAATGATTTTTGATTTTCATAAACCTTACAACGGCTCACGCCATCAAGACTAAATAGAGCGCCTAAAATCCCCTCTGTATAAGAACGCGAAGGAATGGCCGTTGATAAGGCTTGGCGTTGACGTAATTTAGTGTTGCTTTCAACTGGAGCACCTAAGGTAGATGCCTGAGGATTATTTACAGATTGCCAGCCTCGTGTAGGTGTTGAAATAGTAGTAACAGCATTGGGTAGCGCTAGAATTGCTCCAGCTTTCTCAGCTATAGCAGTTACAACAATTTCCCCTTCAGATGGAATAATAACTTGTGCTGGCAATAACCAACGATTGTTGTTCTTGTCACTCACAATACCGTTATTAATGGTTGTGCCAGCAACACCAACCAATACTACCGAAACACTTGATTGTGTGGCCACTGCACGACGTATACCGTTAATCTTTACATTACGCGATAGCGCATCAGTATCGGCAGTACTTGGTGACATAGAGTTATAAGCATTTATAACTTCAGCATTACAGTCAGCAATTGCACGTGCGATAACACCAATCCACTGACCATCTTGACTATCGTTTTCCAAGTAAACATCTTGGCCGTAAATTCCTCGGTACTTATCCTTTAGGTACTCGACAATTTCACTATAAGTTGCAGCTGTAGCACCATACTGATTAATTACAGGGGCTATGCTAGTTAATGCCATCTTTAAATCTCCCCTTGTAAACTGGCTGAACCGTAAATCGTTGTAATGGTTGATTGAATCGATAGCTTTCGTGTCTCACCATCAAATTGACTATCAAACGAATCGACTCTTAAAACACCCTCAGTACTTAAAATGCGTTGTCGAATCATGAGCTCAAACAAATGGTCGGTGAATTTCCCTAAAACGTCCGTAGTCCATCCGGTGCCGTCGGAAGTATCAGCAAACCATTCACCTACCCAAAATTTAAGGCGAGTCATTACCGCCTGCGCTACACCCTCAGGTGTATTTATATGGAAATTATTTTGACCTTGGCCAAAGCTATAATCCCCATCATCATCTAGCTTTCTATAGCGCATAAAAAAAGCCGCCTTTCGGCGACCCCTCATTTATTTAAGGTTTTGGTGGACCAGAATCACCACTACCGGGTTGAACTCCAGAATGGCCATGGCTAGAACCAACATTAATATCGTTATTTTTTAACGCCCCTAAGACACCCAGTCCATCTTTCATTTCAACAGGGCAATTAAAAGATGCCTTGGTACCGAAAAACTCTAATTCGCCAGCATCATTAATCCGGATCTTGGCATTACCGGCATCATTTCTTAATTCAACCGCATCAGTGGCCACACTCTTTAAACGGTTAGGCTGAGATTGCGGCGCAAATGTAGCGAAGCCATCAGATAGATCATGTTTACGGTTTTCAAACGGTGGCTGAATGCCACCGTTTTGCCACCACAAGTCAATACATCGAGATGAGAAATGTACTAGACATTCATCACCCCGCTTAACTGGAAATGTTAAAGCAAAACCTCCAGCTTTAGGCCAACACACTGGCACGTCTGGTATTAATGGTAGATCCACTAAATCCATTGAACCATCTTCACGCATAACCGGTATTTGAATAGCTGGGGTAACAGATACTGTTTGTTTATCTGGATCATAAGATTCAACAATACAAGGAAGATTGGTCCAGACTACGGCCAAGGCTGATTTAATCGCATCATTAATGATGTTGAGTAAATGAGGCGATCTTTCGTTATTACTTAAAGCCATATCAATCCACCGCCGTAATTGTAATACCTGATTTAGGAACTACAGCACCCTGACCAACTGAAACTGTGCTCGTATACCAATCATCGCCGCGTGTATCTCCGTAATGCTCGACCGCTTTAATGATGTAAATCCCATTAATGCCACCAGCTGTTTTAAGATCTTTCTGCGGCTGGTCTACTCCCTGACTTTGATAATCAATATCAAAAGCTTGAGTTTGGATGCTTGTCGTATCAACATGAATTCGCCCACCACGGCGCAATTGTGGATTGAGCAAGCAATTCACCATTAGCCCCTCTGTTGTGAGTTGAGGCATTCCAATCATGCCCGAGCTGGCATCCATTTCAAAAACTGAGTCAAGTAAAAAGCTACTGATGCCAACCATGTATAAGTATTCATCATCAATGAAATACTCAGTGTTGGTATCTTTGCAAAACTGTCTGATCTGGTCGTCTAATGACCCGAACATTACTTTGCCGCGAACATATTTCTGATCACTCAGCTGTGGCAGTTCGCCTGTTTCCACTCCATTCGCTTGATACTCTTTTGCGAGCTCATTCTTGACTTGATCGACTGAGGTACCAGCTGCAATAGTTTTATTAACCAGCGCATAGTTTTTAGCTTTATCACCTGACTGAGCCAGAATGCATAAAAAGGTATCAGTCGGGCTTTCACGTCCACGACGATATTGGAATGTTGAACCTTTAAAAATTGTGGCCAACTCTTCACCGTAACCAGCCTCAAAAGTCACCATTGCCCCTACGTTGGAATTATCCTCGCCAGCAAGCCGGTTCATGGTATCGACTGATAAGTTATAGATATAAAACTCCGCTGCTTTGGGTGTTTCAGCTGTAGGTTGATTAATACGAAAAACAATCCGCATTTCTGATAAATCTAATGCCTCTGGCTCCCCATATTTAAGCTGGACGGTTAGCCGGCAATTTCGCTTCCATTGTTCAGTCATTTAAGGATCCTGCCAAAAAAGCTTTATGTTGGTACCTAAATCACTAAATGATTGGCTCTCATCTTCATTGAGGTTTTGAACGTACATTGAGCCACTAATTACATGACTAAATGGGCTTAAAATATCGATACCTGAGACTAAGGGAATACCTAAGGCAACAGGCTCAGAATTAGTTTGAAAAATATCTAGGTACCATCGTTTTCGATAAACAAGCTTGAGCTGGTAATTAACCTTGTTCAGTTTGATAAAAAACTTTTGGTTGCGATCGAGCAAAGGGATTTCATACAAAGCCATTTTAAAGCCCTACCGTATAAGCACCACCAACCTGCCCTAAACCAGTGATTTGAGACAACATAGACTGTTCAACTTGTTTAGGCTGTTTAGATCCCGAGTCAACCACATCAGAGGTAACTTCTGGATTCTTCTGATCAGCAATAGAAACTAATGTTTCTTTAGTGGTTGAAATAAAAACTTTCTTAAAAACAATATCAATCATTAATGCATTTTCGGAAGTCTCCTCTGTGACGTTCTTTAAAGACTTAATGAGCATATCTGTATAAAGGCGTTTGCCCGTAGAGATAACGAGACGCTGACCTTGTAAAGCCTGTAATCCTTGGTAGATTCCTAGTAGAGACAAATCAGAACCGATAAACGTATTGCCAATAAGTCCATTCATTCTGCCAGCACTTTCAAACCAGCCAATTTTCATTGTTACTTCTGGGGGGGCTTTATAGCAGTGGTCAGAAATCGGTGAACCCTTTTCAACTGGATGCTCTGTAATAACTAGTTCATCAGAAAGGTTTTCTTCAATTACTACATCAGCAAATAAACCCATTATTGAACGATGACCACCAAGTAAGAGGGAGCCAACTGTTTCAGTGATAGCCATGCTTTTCTCCGGGTAATAAAAAACCCTGCAATTGCAGGGTTTAATTAATTTAGATTCTTTATTAACTCAGGAACTATTCAGGAGAATCAAGACTAGTTATATGGTCTGGGTCAAACTTTAATAATTTTTTAATTTTTTCACCAGTTGATGGTGATGATAATAATTGATCAAGACTATCTTGAAAGCTTTCAATATCAGCAGAAGTAAACCTATTCCCATCAATAGTTACAGAGCAAGGGAACCCTTCAGTTCCTAGTTCTAAAACTGTTAAATCTTCCCTCAGGGTTTCATTAATAGTGGAAAATATATAAATTACTTGGCTTGTTGGCTTTTGTAATACTGAAAGACTTGGATCAAATGTAGAAGCTAATGCAGCCGCTTTTAACATAGTGTGTCGTTGGCTATCTCTCCATTTTAATGAAATTTTCTTCTCAGAGAATTTTTCAATATCTTCTTTTACATTAATTAAAGTTTCAAAAATAATATTTAAATTATTCTCGCGTATTGCTGAAGCATCAATTCCATGCTTAAGAGATGCAAGAAAATCTCTTCTTTCCGAATTACTCATTTAATTTTCCTTTCAATATAAAAACTTACAGCAGCATGATCTGATATTTGCAATCCCATCGAAGAATTAACATCTATAATTTTTACATGCTCATCTTTAAAATTCCATTCATTTAAAAGGAATTTTTTACAAATCAGAATTTGATCTATTGTGTGCCAATCACTGAATAAACCAGACTTTCTTAATCTATAAGTTCCAAACAACTGATTATCATTTTCTACATATTGAGAGCTAGATAAGAATTTCCAGCAAGGATTATAGAAAAGAAATTTTCTATATTTTACTAATGTTTTTTCTCTTGAGGATTGTAGACATGAAACAATACTAGTGTGATGAGGTTCAACATTATAGTCACCTAATAAAATTACATGTTTTGAAGAAAGAAGATCCTTTTCAATATTTACTCTAATTGATTGCGCAATGTTGTTATAGAGTGAATCATCACAGGTCTGCCTACTTGGCCAGTGAGAAAGATAAAAAACTAAGCTACTCTTACTATAAGGTAATTCAAATTCATAACGTTGACCGCTTTTTATATTTCTACCGCCAATCGAATAAATAAAATTTTTAGTTTGAGAGCTATCTTCAATTAAAGCATATTCTTTTTTGAAGAAAATGCAGGTATCAAAGATCAATCTTCCTACTTTTTCAGCTCCACTTATATATGAGTAATTACTATCAACTACATTTAATAGAGAAATTAAATGATTAATATCGGAAGGGCTAATCTCTCCCAAACATATAAAATCATAATTTAATAAAAAAAGTGACTCAATATAAATTGCGCATGCATTCAATTGCTCCTCTTTTGTTAATGGTTTTTCTTTTAGATCTTTTTTTTCAGTAGGTGGTGACAAACTTGTATTCCACCAAATTAAAGACAAACTATCTAAAGACATTTTAAATCATAAAGTTAATTTAGTTAACGTAGCATCTTACTTATCTCATTAAGTAAAATCTACTTTCATCAATTATTTAAAATTAACGCGTTCTATAGCAAGCATCCATCTTGCCACCCACTTGCCTATAACAAAGCCAAGCACCATCCTTATATTCTTTAAGCTCTTTCTTAGTCTTCTTATCACGATAGTACTCTTTTGCTTCCAATAGCTCATCTGAGTCACCACCCATAGATATAGATCGTTCTTCAATATCAGGATTCATGGTTGACTCTTCTATTAAGTATTCTTTCTCACCAATTGTAAGAAGCGTATACATCCCACCTGCACCGCCACCAGAGGCAACAATACATCCTTTAGTAACATTCTTCCCATCCACAACAAAACACTTCCCGATACGGTCAGGATTTTCATGTGCAAATGCTGCGGCTGAAATTAGAAGAGAACTTAGTAAACAAGTAATAGTTTTCATGGAAAATAATCCGTTTCTTATTTAATTTATGCTTTCAAAATTTCTATTGAGGATTGTACGGTTGATATACTTTTGGATTATTAATCCATGCTCCAGACTCTATACTTTTCATACATAGATTCGGATTTTCCCATTTACCGTCTTTTGTCTCCTTACAAATGTCTTTAACCACTTTCATACAACCAAGCATAATCACGTAATTAAATGATGGATGAATATGTGATTGACCAATACATAATCCCCATGAAGATGCAGTTATGTCATGTCTATTGTATATCTCAACAAGTTTATCGAATGCTTTTTCTTGATAATCAATACATTCTTCAATACTGGCTGTATCTCCTGTTGCATTCCCTTCCACTTCACAAGCATCTTTATTTAGTCTCATAATATCTTTATGAGGCATTCGACCAAATGTATTTTCAGCATAAGGTGATGGTGCTGCCATCGAAGAAATTGGCAGCAATAAACAAGACATTAAAAGTAAATACTTCATATACCCTCTTTTTAAGACACAATACTCTTAGCATTTCTAGCCATTTGAACCATTGTATTTTCATTATGTCGTTTCACCATATTAGCTGTTTCATATGGATTATTGGCGCCATTAATAGTCATCTCGGTTTTATGGCTTTGATAAATAGTAACGTTTGAGATTTTAGAGTTTACAGCATTAACTTGATCTTTATGAGGGTTATTCTCAGGTGCAGATGTATTTCTAATGCTCATGTTATTAAGACCATTAACAATTGAGCTATTACCTCCTAACACAGCTATCGAAAATGGCTTAGGTTTATATTTAATTAAATCCTGCGTAGTTCCGTGACCATGAACACTTCTTCCCGAGCCAAACACCAAACCATCTTTTTTTGACTTTTCGAAAAATGCATCAACCCATGCATCCCTATTTTTCTTATCTGAAACATAAGGATTAGCATAGTTCAAGTGTTCACCTACACTTGATCCCTGACCATTCACCCGTCTTTCAAGATAACTTAATACTTCTGCACGGACCTTAGGATTTACATCTTTTAATGGCATATTTTGAACAGAACCGTATGGATTCAATTTAACAACCTTGCCTGATTTTGTTTTATAAGATTTAGGTCCAGTAATTTTAGTAAACTGCCTTCTTGCATTTGCTACGTCTCGAACAGTATTACCCCACTTACCAGACACAACACGGTTTAAAATAGTATCAACAATACCATGGGTCTGTTTTGTAAAAGCCTCACCTTTAAGTGATGCTACCACTTCAGTTGAAGTAACTTTGATTAAATCTTCAACATCTTGGTTGGAAAGTTGCAACGTTTTTCCAGTTTTAGATATGCTCACATTTTCCTTAATTGCATTAACAGTAGATTGTGTTGCACTAACCACAGCAGCTGCACCAGTTTTAGCAGCTTCAGTAATTGCTGCGGCTGTTTCTTTCGCGGTACCCGCTGGATCATCAATTGCCTTAGTGACAAACTCTACAGTTTTATCTTTTAGGTTTTTGATTAACTCAGCCAATTCTTTTATGCGGGCAATAGCCGTTTCAATACCACCTTCCCATTTAGACCAGTCGATAAGACTCTCACCACCATTTTTCCAAGTTTGGTAGTCATCCCACAATGCAGCAATTGCAGCGGCAAGCGCTAATACAATACCGATAGGAGAAGCTAAGAAAGCTAAACGTAACGACTTGATCAGGAAAAGGAGTCCTTTCAACATTGGCAATACTGAGGCCAATTTAGCAATCGTTCCAATAAAACCACCAAAGATGACGGCGAGTAAGGCAAACTTTAATCCAGTGGCCAGAATTGCTTTAAATCTTGGATCTAGTTCAGCGAACCAAGCAATAGCACTTCGCAAGAAGTTATTAATCATCTTGAGGATGGGTATAAGTGCTTGCCCTGCGGTCATTACAACAACTTCAGTAATTGCCTTAGTTGTCATCGTAATATCACGGAACTGGACCATGAATTCGGTACCAGATTTAGTTAGTTCGTCAGTTAAACCAACGTCCTGCCGTAATTTCTGGTATTTCTCCATGTTGCTGATGAACTTATCATCACGCATGGCCATAAGAGTATTTTCATCAATACCTAGTGAACTTGCGTAAGCATTTGCTTGGTAGTAATCCATGCCTTTCATAGTCTTTGAAAGGTCTTTCATTACTTCCACACGGTCACGTAATTGGCCGTTACCATCACGGGTAGCAACCCCCATGCCTGTTAGCATGCCTTCATAACCGGGTGAATTACGCATTTTCTGCGAAACATTCTCAAGAGACTGTAGTGCATTTTGTGCATTACCACCCATCTGTGAGATTGCATCACCGTAGGCTCTAATATTTGAAGCAGATGCGCCAATACGTTGAGATGAGTAATACAGCTTATCGAGTTCACTTGCTGTCTTAGCAACAGCAACAACGGCACCAGTTGCCAAAAGCAAAAGTGTTTTATGCAGTAATGTTGCTTTGAGATCTACCCCTTTGAGGGCATCGCCCATTTTTCTAGCGCCTTCGTTATCCGTAGAAAAACCCAAGGACACTAAGAAATCACGAATAACTGTATCGCTCATGTTTATCTCAACCTTTCTTTTGATCGTTAAATCTTTCAAGTAAAAGCTGGTTATCTGCCTGCACATCTAATGCATCGTTCATCAATGCAATATCAGCTAGATCTACAGTTCCATCTTTTAAAGACTCAAAACGACAAAGACCACGAATCACCGGCCGTAAAAGCCAATCTTCGTGGTCTGGTAAATGCATAAATTTTATGTGGGCTGTTTCTTGCTCAATGCCTGAGTAAGCAACCCTTGAATAAAATTTCCCAAGTTAATACGGATCACTGCAATTGTTAGCGGGAGGATGTGCTCGATACCTAAGTTATCGAACATCAAGGCATCTTTAACTACCAATCGTGCACCATCGCGTGTAACGACTGATAAGCACTTTTTCATAACGTAGTTAGCATCTTCCTCTGGCATTTTCGCAAATGCATCGATAAAAGGCTGAATCGCCTCACCAAAACTATTTAGATCAAAATCTTCTAAAGCGCTTAGATCCGGGTTATCGGGATCATCCCCAAACTTATCTAAGAGATCCATTACATTGCTTTTCAGGATCTCAGTCATGAAGGGAACAATCGTAGGAACAATAGGTGCAATTTTTCGGGATACGTGAAATTGATCAAAAGCATCTAAGCGGCCAATTTCGTAATTATGATTACCAATTTGCATTAGTCATAAGCTCCTAATTTTTGATCGATCTTAATTGCATCAAAAGCCCATTCGTTAAAGTCTCCGACTGTCTTATAAGCTAGATCAGCATGCTTCTTAAAAGCACATTTCGTGGCGGTCGCATTGTCACCAGATCCGGTATGGTTCAGTGTGATAGTGTTCTTACCCCACTTTTTCGTGCTTGAGCGTTGAATGTGGTAAAGATTGGAGAGCTTGGCATTAACTGGCGATGTTTTTAATAATCGTATAGTCACAGTGCCTGACTTATTGGCACTTAATGAATGCATCCCTTCACCATCAGCGCCAATAGTCATGGTGTTAGCATCGCCAGCCATCGCAATGGTAATACCTTCATCTGCAACGCCCGCACCGTAACCTAGGTCGATTACCCCATCGTCACTGGCAAGCGTGCATTGAGTATCCATAAATGAATATGTAGACATATTTTCTTGTCCTTATTAGCGGTTAACTGAGACAAGCACATCAGAGAAATGTGTTGCACCAGCCAATTTGATTGCGATCTGGAAAACTGGAGATTTACGCGCCTCACGTTCTGATTGAGCCTGATCATCTAAACTATTAGCAAAGACGTAATATCCTTTTGGAAGATAGTCACCAGTTTCTAAGGCCCCAAAAGAATCACCATTCCACTGACCGGGACCAATAAGACCGTTAGTTACTGCCTGCTCTAATGCTCGCTCAAGTACCGTACATTGACGATTTACGCCACTTTCCAGCTGTGGAACTTTGGTTGGTGTGGTGTAGAAAAGATTCCACAGTGCTGTTTCTAAATGGTTTTGCAACCAATCAAGACCGTGACGCTCATCAATGAATGAGCCGTCACACATCACGCCTTCTTGTAAAATGGCTGTGTCGTTGTTGTATCCAGCAAAAACATTGCAGTTTTTAGCATTCAAAGCTTTCGCTTGTGAGACTTGCAAGTCTTCAGCTTCTACACCAGGTAGCTGTTTAAACTTCAATGTAATGGTTGTATTTGTGCCATTAAAGTTGACGCTAAATGCACGGCCAAACACCGATGCTGCTGCATGTGGGGTATCACCAGAAAAGATGGTGAATACTCGGCCATTGTTGGATTTGCTGAGTTTATAAGCCAGATCAGTTGTGCTGGTACCCTCCAAAGCCAAAGCATTTGTAATTGTCTGGCCATAAATACGGGGTGGATTTGCAGCAAGAATAAAATCTCCTACTGCTTCAACATCAGCGTCAGAAATTGGCTCAGCGATATCTAACCCGTACCATTTAAGGGATTTATCAGCTAAATGAGTAATCGCATCCATTAAAGGTTCCGCTGCATAACCATTGACTGGTACCGAAGCATGACCGACTGTTAAGCCCATCAATGAAGAAACATCTGTGCCGGTTGCATTGGCAATAGCGTAAGAAATCGTTGATGTGGTGCCAGTAGTTAATGATGTAATTTCAAAGCGATTGTATACATCGTTCCAAGTTACTGACGCTGTACTAAGCTTTGTTGTTAATGCCGAAGCTACACCATTTAAATTAGTCACGGCTGATAAATTCAATGCAGTGACAATTTTTTCAACACCATCAATGGTGATTTTCATCGAACCGTCAGAAATAGCTGTGAAGTTTGCAATATCTCGCTGATCCGCCGATAAAACCGCACCTTTTAAAACAGCTGAACTAGCCGATTTAACCCAACGGCCAATGTATAAAACTCGAGGTTTAGGCACTTGCCCAAAGTATTTTTGAGCCGCTTTGTATTCTGGTGCATCAGTGCCAAAATCTAATGCTACTGGCGTTGGATCTGAATATTCACGTAAACGCTCAACTGGATCTACTACGCCATCGGTAGCCCCCAATACAAGCAAAGAGCCAAAGCTACGCGGCCCCGCTGCTAAAGCCGCCAAACTAATGGAGACATTAACAACATCAGAGGTGGACAATGTCATGGATTACTCCTCGGAAATTCTATAGGTCCAGCATCTACAAAAGATTTAACTGCAAACGTACGTAATGTTTGCCGCTTAAAGACAGCGGTTAGGTCATATCTATGTACATACTGATTATTGAGAAAGTCAGGCGCGGTGATGATCTCACCCACCTTGATAAATTTGATTTTTTGCGCTTTGAGTTGCGCGATATTTTGCGGAATGCCTAGACCATCTTTGAGGACGTTTGCGATCGTTTGGCCATGGTCGCCATAGAACGATAAAAACAGCGTCAATTCTTCATGTCGAATTGAATCCATTGTTTCGTCTTTCTGGTCGAAGTAAGGCCCATCATCAGGAATTATTGACTTTACAGCAAAGGCGCACCAATCCTCACCAATTTCGGGAATTGGTGGTGGATCTCTTTGGAAACGTGGCCGAACCATTGCACCTGGTAAAGATGTCATCCCGACAATGAATGCTTGAAAGATGTCCTCAAGTTCTTGGTCATAAGCAGATCCACCGCCAGGGGTGATATATCCCCCTGTAGCAGAATCACCCATGATTTACCCCAGTGGTTTAAGCTCGCAAATAGCTTTTATAAAACCTTGGCCATAATGCAAGTTATCTAAGACTTGAGTCACAATGTAGGTTTTACCCTTCCAAGTAATCTCATCAGCTTTGTTATTTGCATCACCCTGAATCAAAGCAAATTGCGTGTGAATGTTGATCGCACCCTTGATCAAAGTACCATCGGCACGGCGGTCCATTTTGATACCGTTATTTGTAGTAACAACACCAGAAAAAGAGGTATTTGTAATCGTCTCTTGCGATCGTCCGTTGTTTCCCACGATGACCTCAGTACGCTTGCAAATAATGCCCGTCTCCATAAAGTCGGGATCTAGTAAAACGTCTGAAACATCAAGATTAGCCACGCTTAACCTCCTTATCCTTTTTCATAATTACGTAAGTAACCGACTTTCTAAGCTCACCCGTATCGATCAACGGCCGAACTAGGCCTGTTTCGGCAGGTCCTGATTCAAGCTGTTTTAGATACTGCTTAGCTCCTTTACGTCCACGGCGTGCTCGAGCACGGATTGTGGCCAGAGATAGAGGGGCAAATTCACCATTTACGAAGTAAGCCCGAACTGAATTCATTGCAATCATTCCAGCGGATTCAAGCAACATCATCATTCTTTGGCTATTACCAGCTAAAGCAGCATCAACCGCTTTAACTAATTTATCGCCTACCGGTTCTTGAACTTCTTCAACGCCTGGCACAAGGAATGGCCGCTCAGGAATGTTTTGAGAAGGTGAACCACCTTCCATAAGGTAGCCAATCTGCGCATTAGTTAGGCCATCTCCATCAGTTCGAGCCTCCCCGTGCGGAATCCCAACTAATACATCCATTTGCGATAGTTCAGCCATTGCTTGGAAAATATCAGTCAAGCCTTTACCACTTGATTTAACACCGCTGCTCATAGTTGGATGCCTCCAGCGCCAGCCATCAGCAAGAACTGATAAAACTGAACTCCCCATGTGGTCTGGTTCCAGTGGCCAGCATCAGCGATTAGTACGCCCGAAACATCCATGGACTTTGAAACACCATCAACTGATTTAGATGTTTCATTCCCCACAATCTTTCCAGCATCACCACCAATGCTTGCAGCACCCATCGCACGCTTATAAAGCGTGAGATAGTGAGCAATAAACAGTGTCAAACCATAATCAAGCGTATCCCCCCAACGCTCCTCACGAAGTAACTTTTTCCCAAGGTTTAAATAGAAATTAAACTGAAATGACGGATATTGCGTTGTATCAGCAAATGCCGGCATTTCTTCACGAAAAGAGGATTCACTGATCATAGGTTAAGTTTCCTTTGGTGGTTCTTTTGCCTTAGCCGATTCTTTTGCCTTTACTTCAGCAGCTTGCGTTTGTAGGGCTTTATCTAACTGGATTTTCAAGTTGGCGATTTCGGTATCACGTTCTTTAATAGTCCCTTCAAGTTGTCCGATTTTCTTTGCGGCTTCATCAGACTGCGTTTGAAGAATGCTTAATTCTTCATTTGCTATTTCTAGTTGCTTTTGCAGCTCACTTGTCTGGATATCATTATTAGAAATCTCTTGGCAGTGCGCCTTAACAAACCAGTTTTTGGCAACCTCTTCATCTACGTGTTGTAAACCCACGGGTAATTTCAAAGACTTCGGTTGCCCGTTTTCATCAGTTCCAAGATTTACAGTTATTGGACGAGAAAGAAGAATTTGTACTTGTTTGCTCATGACTTAATTCCCCTTATAGACCATCTGCATAGAATGCTGTTTCCGGATAAATCCATTCAATTGCACCTAAACGACCGTAGTAGGTAGTTAATTGACGTAGATCTCGGTATTCAACGGGAGTACGCTGTAAAGGAACCATTGGGAAGCGAACACGGCTTTCACTTTGCGTATAACACATCATACGATCAGTACCCGCCGTACCTCGCTCCATACACCATTTAGAAGGCTGGATATCTAATGGCTTACCGTTTTTAGCATTTGAAATACAGTTGACTTTGATATATTCCAAAACTGAAATATTGCCGGCTTCAGAAACTTTACGTGTTACTGCTAAGCCAAACTGTTCAGGCGGCAATAACAATTTAGAAGGACAAACTGCAAAGCCTGAAGCAATCCATGCGTTATATAAAATCATATTCACATCGGCCAACATTTCGTCTGCTGTTGCCAACTTCCAGCTCTTATTAACGTTGGTAGCGCCTACCTTGTCAGAGTTCAAAAGACCTTGAACACCGATAACTTCATCACCGATATAAACTTGCTCATCGGTATCCATATTGTGCTTAAGGATTAAACCACTGTGTTTTAAGGCATCAACTGGACGACCAGCTTGACGAGCAGATTCCAGCTCAGGAATGGTCCAACCAATTTGGTTAGCCCAAAGAGTTAAAGGCAGTGCGGTTTTACCGATATCTAACGCGATACCTTGGATCGCATCTGCATTTTTACCTACCCAAGATTTACCTTGAGGTGAAGCGCCTCCAGCTGCTGCAAATGTTGCATTTGAGAAACTCGAAATCTCATCGGCAATTGATACATCAGAACGTAAGTCAACATCACGCCCCCAGGTCACATCTACCAAAGGCTCATGCATTGTTTGATCAAGACGTTCTAATTCACCGACCATGAAAGCACCGGTGCTATCAATTGTTCGAGAATCAAAAGTCATCATATGGTCAAGAGTACGTGCGCGTACTGGTGTTGCTGTCCCCATGGCCAAAGCTTGAGCCATAGTGTTCGCAATTAATAGCTTACTCATATTGTCTTTTCTCCAGGCACAAAAAAACCACCTAATCGGTGGCCGTGCTGTTCAATAATTTTTAAATGTTAAATGAGATTTCTACATTGCCTTGCGCATCAGCATCATGCATAAAAAATGCATTAGGTAAGATAATGCTGTTTGCTCCATCTGCTGCGGCTTCAACACCTCCAACTGGTTTAGCTTCAGTAGCAGCAGCGATTCGTACATATACCGTGCCTGCTTTCTTAGCATTACCAGCATTACATTTCACTGTCATATAACCACGGCGCAATTGATCCTGAATGCCGTTAGGTAAAGGAGTGGCTTTTCCAAGCTCATTTTGGGCAGATTGAGTTGGATAAGCACGGACTAATAGTCCATAAATATCCGCTGCGGTATCTGCCGCCTCCAGTGGAATAAATTTACCATTCACTTTGCTGATTTTGCCGAATAGACCAAATGCAGAAAATTGGCCACCTACTGGATGAGACTCAATTGTTGATTGGCTTTTACGAGAGACATCACCAGGGATACCACTCGGCATGCGATATAAAAATGCATTAGACATAATTCTTATCCTTGCTTGTTCCAGAATTCACGGTTGCGTTTATTAATTTCAGCTGGCGTTGGAGCAGCTCGGCCAAAATCAGTGGTTTTAATTCCAGAACGAATGCCCTTTGCATTGTTCTGTTGTTTGATGAGTTCCGATGCTCCTGCAAATACAGCATCAATGGTGTGGCTTGGCAAGCTATCAAAATCAGGATTTTGACCAACAAATGGGGTAATAGCTTTCTGTCCGTCTTCAGTAGCAAATGCAGTTTTAAGTACTGCGCGTTTAGTATTTAAAACAGCTTTACCATTGTTCGCACTGTCGAAGGTAGGCATGCGATAACCAGGTGAAAGAATTTCAGCACGTGAAATGACTTCTTTTAATGAGTCACCGGTATAAGTTTGCGTACCAGATTCATCAAGTTTTTTAGCTGGCTCTGGCTCGGTTAAATCACCGTCATCCTTTGTCTTATTTTCCGGATCGTCGTCTTCATCTTCCGTTTTCTTTTCAGGATCATCACTATCTTTGGTTTTCTTTTCTAACTTAACCAGACGAGAATCCATAGTTTTGAGCATTTTGAGGATTTCACGATTAATAGCAGCATCACCAGTCTTGGATTTTTTATCCTCAGGTTCATCATCGTCATCTTCAGTTTTGTCATCATCATCCGAATCCGCAGTTTTGTCTGCTTCTTCGAGAGCTTGGTCAACTGTGCGTTTTAATCCAAGCAAATTTTGATACCAAGGTTCTTTCTTTTGTGTCTTTTTAGCAGACATAAAACTATCTCCTATTGAGCAGCGGGAACCGCAACGCCCTTTTTCAACCAATGCAATATGGTTTACCCGAATATTGCTCTGTAACCCTTTGCCCTTGCTGGTTTCTGTATAATCAGCATCGTAGCCTAGAGAAATTTCTACTTTCCCATCCAAAACTTTTTGGATAGTTTCTTTATCTGTTACCAATATGTCGGCCATAAGATAATCAGAATCGGCACCCTCACCACGGCGAACATCTTTAACAAAACCCTTAGATAAAAGTTTCCAGTTATCTGGTGTTACCCAATCACTTGGATGATCATCTGTTACGGGCTTGCCTTCTGCGCTAGCAATGGTAATTGGATGGAATAAAACATCCTCACCACGATAAATGATGATCAAGCCAGTATTGTCAGCAGTGATGGGAACTTCACCATCCGCATACATCAATGTGCCAATGCGAGCGATCGGCACATCACGACAAAGTAAATAACCCTCTGGAGTTATTTCACGTGTACGGCCCAACTGACCAGTTGTATAAATCTCGGATCGATCAACCGTTTTTTGGTCCTTAGTCTTTTTGCTTTTAAACATGGTTCACCTTTTTTCAGGCATTAAAAAACCACCCGAAGGTGGTCGTGTTTTTTATAAACTGGATTGAATGAATGCCGAAACTCTTTTAATGCTTCTCTGAAATCATATTCATCAAAAGCATAAACATCTTTAAAAAATACCTTTCCATATTTTTTAACGAACATTCTTCTTTTTTCGTACCGAACGGTTTTTACTCTCTCTCGATAAATTGGCTCGCCATGGCCTCTTACATTGCCTACTGGTGAATGTTCAATTAGATGAACGCAATCCATTGGAATACCAAGAGAGAACCTATACCCATCATGTGGACCGCCAAAAATAGTGAAGAAAATTTGCATTTAAATATCCTCTGGAATAACTGGTTCGGCATAACAACGACAATTTGGCAAACACCCGGCATGTCCTTTTAAATTGTCCAAGGTTGGTGGATTATTCCAAGCAACAAATTTCCCATTCATAGCCTTATGGCTTGGCCGCACGTCACCATCTTCACTTGTGCGCCAGATATAACCCTCTGAACCTAGATTCTCGGCTCTCGCTTGAGTAAATACGCAGGATGCTCGGCTAACCTCAGTACGTGCAATTGTGTTTGCTCTTGATCTTGTGACGCGGCCAGTTGCCATAATCAAGCCGGCAATCTCACTTGAACGGTTGCCCTCAATTAACGAACGTGTAGAAATGTCATGAATACGCTGAGCTGCATCTAATGGCAATGACTTAATAAGCCTTACCTGGTCATTTAGAAGCTGCTGATATACTGCACCAACTTCGGTATTCCGGATCTGTTCACGCACACCACGGGAAAGACCTTGTGCATAGATGAGCCAAGTTTTCTCATCACGTAATGCAACATCGGTAATGATTCGACCAGCGGCATTTTGTGCCCAATGGTGGAGAGTATTGGCATACTTATTTAAAGAAGCCACCATTAAGGGATATGTGCGGGGGTCATTTACATCAAAACCCTTAACGATAGTATCGACATAACCAGCAATCTTTCTAAGCTGCTGGCTGTACCGTATCTCGGTCTTTCTCGTCAGGTTCGGTGTTATCCGATTTATTTGTTTCTTCATCATCTACACCTTCACCCGGTGGCGGTGGATCCTTACCATCAGCGTCTTTAATTTCTTCATCAGTGATATGAGAGAAAACACCCGTAACTTCACTTGATTGGCGCAATTCTTTTAGAGCTGTGGATCGTTTGATAAGGCCTGCTTCTTCAACCGCAATAACCGCTTCAGAAACACCTTTAGCAACATTTGCTTTTTTCTCATCGTCTAATTGCCACAGAGACGCAAATATAAAACTAAATGAATCAGGTATAGGTTTACCAAGTACTGACATATGAACCACGGCATACAGGATCTGCAATGGTGTACGTAAACGGCCTTCTTGTTGCTGGTTGATATTGTCGTAATAGTTGGCTAGATCAGACTCACCTGTAGCATTTAAACCCGCTGGTGACTGACCAAATAAACGTACAAGCGGAATGCCTGTAGCACCTGAAATCTGTTGCCCAAATTGCAGCAGAATATTGTCTAAACCAGAAAAGTTGTACTGATGTGCTTCATAGGTATCATCAGCATCCATTAGTGTTAAGCCTTCATTAGACTGCCACTGTCGGATCTGATTGATCTGTTTTACAAGAGCCTCATAAAGTTGGCCACCAGCAGCAATAAGACTACGCAACCCTTTAACTTTATAAGTCCGTAGATGAGCTTTATAAACCAACTGGCCAGCACCTAAAGTAGCACTATCAAAAATCGTTAGCCGATCCTCCAATCGCTCAATAACTGATTGACCCCAAAGGTTTTCAGCAATTGATTGGTTGTATGGCAGCTCAACGCCATCCATACGGATGACGCGCGAATAGTGGACTCTTTGATTGCACAAGCCAACTGAATCGGTAATCACATCGTAATAGCGCGGAGTGCCATAATCAGGCCCTAAATCTGTGACCAAATCTTGTAATGTTGGCTGAACCATCCATCGATCAAGAACCAATAAACCTTTAAACTGATCTTTACCAATAGTGTTGACATTTAAAGGTGTTGATACGTTTTGACCATCGATCATCATGACAGCAATGGCACCACCATAAAGACGTGACCACTTAATTGTTTTATTAAGCCGCCCCCATACTTGTAAGCGATCCATCTCCTGATCTATCTTTTCCGATTCTTTAGGATCTGATAGGCCATTCAATTTGACACCCTTACGTGTCATATCGTCAGCAACTACATCAACAACTTGGCCAACTACCCAAGATGATCGATACATCGCTTCAAGCTTTAATCTGTCACGACTTAAAAAATTAAAGCCATAAACAGACTGATCATGCTGATTTCCAGTACCTAACCCAACGCGAGCGGCAAAGTTCTGGAATGAATCTTTAGTAAATTTAATTAAGCCCATAACTTTCTCTTTTACAGCTTGCCCCAAACGTTGAGCTCAGCAATTTGTGGGTTAAAACAAATCATGACGCTATCCGCCCGGTTAGGTGAGGCAGTACCATCAGGCTGTTTATTGACCAGGATTTTTCCAACACCATTTTTTGTGTAGGTTGGTTGTGATAACTCAGTAGTGAGTAATGCCAATTCCTTGGCATCGATATCTTCAGTAGAGAGTGAAATGATCATATCCGGATCATAATCACGTCCTTCGAGCGCTCTAAAAGTTTCCTGGAAACGCAAACGCAAAGACCACCAAGACTGTGCTTTAAGATTTGCAAAAAAGTCTTTATTAAGACGTTTCTCGACCATTTCCCCTTCAGGGTCATAAACCGATCCAGATCCTCGGAATGATTCAACATTAACCTCAGATAATCCCAACTCACGGCGTTTTTCATTAATTACCCTGGCATCACCACGGCATCCAGCTCCAAGACCATCGGCATCGTAAAACAAGGTATCTATATATTGCTCAATGCAAAGATCCATTGCTTTTTGAGTAGTTCCGAAAATGTCATCGCCTTTACCCGACCATGTGGCCAAGTAATTCATGACAACGCCGTGACGACCTGTAAATGAGTTTTTATCCTTACCTTCATCAGCTACATCCAAGCCGCCAATACGGTCGCCAGTAGGCTCAATATTGAGCTTAACGTGCGCATCTAATGAAGCCTGAACCCAAGCTGAAGGAATCAAGACACCTTCCACTGAAGCGGCGTAGTTAATATCGACCTCTTGGGCAAGTACCACATCGTCAAGTGTGGCCAGCTGCTTTTCATACCAGGGGTAAATAACTTTGCCGTTGTATGTAACGGTCCAGTTCTTATCCGGGTTAGCTCGCCAAGGCATTGTAAAGACGGCGTAACGGCCGCTGAATCGATCCTGATGGAATCGATCACCAATACCGTTAGGAGTAGAACCTTTGATATGAACGTTTGTATTTTGCGAGATAGCAGCATCTACAGCTTCTTGACGTTCAACAAATGCCCATTCATCAAGAAAGTACATTGTGGTACGTCCACCACGGCCAATATTGTCGCCAGCTTCACCTGTAATTGTTGCGCCGTTATCCGGGTTAATGATGCGCATGTAGTTATCATGCACTTTCTCAACAAAGCCCTTAGGTTTCATCCAACCAGGCATTTTGCTGAACATATCGCGGAATTTATGGAATAAGGTTTTAGGGTCGCCTTTCTTGTCTACCAATTCCTCTTTACGACTACCAACACCACCCGCAAAACCTTCAACAAATAACCATCGATGTAAGAAAAAACCCAGTACAACGTAGCTCATCCCCTCATCACGGGACTTTTCAATTAGTCCGTGTGTTTGAGTGCTTTCACGTTCCTCTAGCCACGCCACAAGTTCAACCTGTTTAGGTCTCAATACAAAAGGAATGTTGGCAGGCAAACCAAATGCCATACCACGAGGGTCATATGTCCAAATCCAATTGTTAAACCAATGGACTGGATCTTTACGGCACTTGTATAACTCCGCCTGAATACTAAGTTCGTTTTGCTCAATTGCAGCCTTGTAGTAATAACGCCGTGTCATCTCGGTCATTACTTCAGGCAAGCGTACGTTAATAGTCCACTCTTTAATTAAAGGGGCTATTTCATCTAATGCGTATGTCATAGCTTTCCATTAATCACTAAGCGCGAAAGCTCTTGCGGGGTGAGTTTTGCTAATTCATCAGGTGTATATACTGGCGCGGTTGGCTTTTCAGTATTTTCTGTTTTAACTGGCCCGCCGCCTGCCCCTGTAATTTCCTTACGGTTTGTATAAAGTCCACCGACTTCTTTAGCTGCCTGCTCCATTAAGCTAGGTACTAATACCGGGTTATCTTTGAATTGTTCATGATCGATAAAGCGTTGTAGGCGCTTGAGGCGGTAGGCAATATTTGCGATGGGAATTGCGCTAAGGTTGTCGTTCATTTCCTTACGGACTTTGTAGAACTCAGTTTTAAATTCTTCGCTTAAGTCCTGCCCTGTTTTCTTTGTTGGGTCGTATGCTTCACACTGCTGTTTTGTGACGGTAATACCAAATTCTTCTTGGACACCCTTCGCTGTTTCAGAGGGTGTCTCATAGGTAGCAAGTGACCGTACTATATAGAGTTTTACCCGTTTATTAAGCCTTGCCATTTATCTCTATCCGTCCAAGTAAGTCCAAGTAGAGTGGCAAAAAAATTTAAACCACCTTTAAGTAACAAGTGCCGCATGTGTAATGAACATCTGCACGTGACAGCTCTGGCCTTGTATTTGCTGCCTCAACCATTCTTTTAACATCCTCACTTGCTCCATAACGACGAACAACACCTGTAAACTCTTCAACGTCATGCCCTTGAATTGCTAACTTAGGCATACCCGTTTCTCTGTTATATGAAGGTGTTCCCCATTGGTCTTTTTTATGGGCGATATGGTAAAGCTCGTGCTCAACCAAAGCACAAAAATTCACATCACTAGCTATGCGTGAATATGAAGCATCAAAAGTAATTAAGTATTCAGGTAAATAATTGAACCACTGGATGTATTGTTCTTCTTGTCGTTCTTTCTTCCAACCACCAGCATTGATCATGACTTTTTCAGTAGTACCGATGACTTGACGGCCTTGCTTTTTAAAGCCAGATCTAGCCCACATCACAGCGATATCGGGATATCGAAATGAACGTAAATGCATATGATCAGAGTTAAATAATTTGGATTTTGGATCTAGAAATACTTTGCCTATCCATTCCCACATTTCTGGAGCTGGTGCAAAGTTTGGAGTATCCAATTCAAAGATCCATTCTGGAGGCATTGGTCGAACTGGTACATGAAAGCTGACTTCATTTTTCATAAATAAAACCCATTAAAAAACCACCCGAAGGTGGTTTTTTTTAAAGATTATTTCAAATTAACCATTAGTTAAAAAAGGCATTAAAAAAGTTGCAATTGTTGCAAGTTCTGCTGCAGCGGTTAGACCATTTTTAGCTAATAATTCATTCAATTTAAAAGACTTTTTATCTTTAAGTGATTGAACATCTTTTATTAACCCATCAATTTTCTCAGTAGAAGGATTATTAAATAATCGGGAAAATTTTTCATAATCAAAATATTGCTCTATTTGCTGAATCGCAGTACCAGTTCTAGTGAAGTTAGCATCTCCAGTAACTTCTATCTCGCAATTCCCTACTTGAATTATACCGAAATCACAATCAGTAACGTTGAGATTTCCAATTGTTGCTTTTGGTCTAGTCATATTCAAAGTCACCCCTACATAAGTAAGAATTTAGTTAATATTTAAGCAGTTTTAAGAATACTTGAATTTATTAAAAGTACAAATATAAATAATGATCTAAGCAAAAATTGCTTATTCAACGAATCTTTAAGAAGTTTAATATAAATTGCAAAACCTTAAATTATACTTCGTTAATTAAAATAATCTTCTTTAAATTATTATTCAAATATTTGCATAGTTCTTTCAAGATAATGAGCATTTTCCAAATTTCTATTTTCTATAGCTATAGTTAATTTTTCAATGAGACACTTACCAAAGTTTCTCTTTTTATCATTTGGAACTCCATATTCAGTACTTAGTCCAAGAAATTTTAGACATTCCTTTCTGTAGTAATGGTCTAAATTTAATAGTTGTTCTTCATTTGAGTCATCTATGGTTCCTACAGAATTTACCATCTGTCCATTTTCAAAAGATTTTTCAATAAAGCTTACTCCACATGTAGTTCCTGTCTTATTACAATAATCATATTCTTTTGATGCTGGTTGCATTGGTGATTCAGCAATTGCTATTTGAGTTATGAAAACAACTATACTCAATATTAGTATTTTCATGATTAATTAGCTCTTAAAATATCTAATACTCTTTTTGACATTTCATGAAGATCAGATCCCACCGGTAACCATAAATGGTATACGGTGTTAGAACGGTTATAAATCTGTTTGTATTATTCAGTTTTAAAAAATGGATCGATGTCAGAAGCTTATAATAACTTCCCTTCTTTCTCTATCATTTGCCCATCCAGCTCACCACCAACACAGATATTCATCTTACTTACCAGTTTTAACCAGACTGGACTATAGCATGTCTTAAGTTATATCCACTATTTCAAATCAGCCTTTACTCTAGCTGAAAATTCTTTTTGCATTTCAAATATTCTTCGATTTACTTCTTCATCCTCACTAAGTCCCAATTCTTTTCTCAATTCATTCTGTAAAAATAATGCGTCCAAACCAAATAATTCCGTAAATTCATATATTTCATTATTAATTAATTCTTTTTTCTCAAGTGAGACTGTGTCATACCAATTCCTGAAATATAAAGTTATTACTTTTAGTGAGTCACTGAACCTAATCGTAAAAATCATTATTTTTTCTTTAGTATTGGGATCAGAAATAAAACTTGATTCATGTAAAGATGCCGTGAGTTCTTTAACAATTATGAAGAATTCATCAAAAAATTCTTCATCTTTTAAAATTCTATATGAATGACATGTAATTAAGAACTTTTGCCATTTTCTAACAAGTTCGAGGTAAATATCCCTTTTCGCTTCTGCTAACTTATCGGCTTTATGTGCATTTAATGCAGACTTAGCACCAAACCATACAGTACCAATTAAAGCTAATGCACCTAAAAGTGCCCCAACAAATGAAAACCAGCCTTGTATTAGAGCCGATGTTATTGAAGCTACTTCAGCAGACATTTCTTATCCTATAATACAATTAAAGCCCGCATATGCGAGCCTTTTAAAGTGTCGATTTAAATGCAAAATCGCCAAGTTATCACGAATATGCCATACCCTGTATTTACAGTCAAGTTGATTGATTTTCTACTACAACTACTTTTATGAACTTTTCAATTTGAAAATGCGGATAACGAGATTTGATAAAAGCTAAGCCACATTTAATGTCCTGTTGAATTTGCGAACCATATGTATCATTACTCTTTGCAATATCACGAATTGACTCACCCATAACGTAATGCCACCAGATTGCCCCAATCCATTCCTGAAGAACCTCATCATCTATAGATTGAAGATCAAGTATTAATCTGTGGATAGCACGTGCTTCAATATCATTTAACTGACAACAAGTACCCTTACGGCGAGTACACAAGCGATCTTTTAAGGTTTCATCACTCATGTACATAGCCATTAATTTTTCACGTTGCTTTTGAGTGATGCGTTTAGTTGGCATGGTTTTAACGATTTTGACTATTGTTTCTGTATCACCGTTTAGCCATGCTCCAAGCTGGCGACACCACTCTTCAAAACTATATTTAGACCAATCGACCGCTTGTAAAATGTGTTGTACTGGCATATTCATTTTCATCCCACCAATTGCTCAATTTGTTTAATCGCCACGCCTGCTTTAACTTGCTCTGTGCTGAACCGTAAAACCATAAACCCCATCATTGCCGCTTCGTTGTATTTCTCCATATCCCCTATGTAGCCCTTGCCTCTAGTATGGCGGCCTCCGCTCCAGATCCCGCCTTCTACCTCTACCAATATCTTTTTTCCCGTAATTAAAAAATCTGCCCGCCACTTACGTTTTGGATGGAACTTATATTCCTGCGCAAAATCAATCTTGCAGGCTTTAAGATGAGTTGCTAATAAAACCTCCCCTACACTTGGTTCCCTAGTTTCCTTTGCTGAACGGCGCTTTTTATTTTTCTGAATAGGAAATAATTTACGGTATTCAGCAAGGCTCATTGATGTCATGCGGCCCCCTTTCCAGTGAAACCAACTTGAATTAGGTATGGCATTAATTTCTGTTGTTGCTGAGGATCTGTAAGCTTCACTGCGATACGAGCAGCTAGTTGTTCATAGCTCTCGTTTCCTTCTGCGTATTTGCTTGCAAACTCTGGATGAACAGAAAGTTTTTGAGCAAATGAGTAAATCTGTTTTGAGCTAAGAGAGCTTGATTCTCCCTGCGGGACTCGAACCTGTGTTCCAGAATTTGGTTTTTTAGATTGTTCACGTGCTTGGTATTTTCCACATGCGTTGATTAACCAATCTGCAAAGTGGTAATTCATGAGTTCATCACAAAGATTCTTCTCAGCGTTGTAGAGTTCAAAAGCACGTAACTCTCGATCGAACCAAGTAGCGTTTTTGATCTGCTCGTAAATTTCCTGATCAGTTGCCAAAAGAATTTCTTCACCAAGTTTTTTTAAACTCAACCATGTTTTTTTATATTTAGATTCTATTGTTAGATTCCCTGATAGGTTCTGTGTCCCAATATTGGGACTGGTCTCGGTACCGTTTTTGGGACTGGTTGCGGTCCCATTATTGGTACTAGTACCGTTTTTGGAACCAGTACCGAAATTGGAACTAGTTCCGTTATTGGTACTAGTTCCATTTTTGGGATTAGTTAAATCATTTTCTTCACGGCCCATCACACCAATTAACTGGTAAACCTTCACACCATTTCCAGTGATTTCACCTGTAAATTTAATTAATGAAATTGCTTCGAGTTCATCTAATACTTTGATCACTGTTTTACGGTTAAGCACGGTGTCTTTAACCATACGTTTAATGCTTGGGTAGCACTTATGGGACTCTCCCGCTCTATCAGCCAAAGCCAGTAAAACGAGTCTTTGACTTGAGGTTTTCACTTCTGCTTTGAAAGCCCAAATTGTTGCATCTAAGCTCATTTATCCCCCTCTTCATTCAACTGAATGAAAGTGCTACCTAAGTAACGGATTCTTTTAGCCCGATATAAACTTGAGATGATTTGACCAGCATGGAAAAGTGGCATTCTGTGCTGATCTGAAAGTGCTTGCATAAACTCATCACGTTTTACCGCTGCATTTTTTTCTTTGCGGTTTTGGTTTCTCAAATTCTCTCTACGCTTTTCAAGTAAATCATCTAACGTTTTTAGAGCTGGCTCATACCAAGATTGAATGATTTGCTGCCTCTTCTGTTCTTGCAGATTGTCTTTAGACGATTGATTTGATAAATTAGTTTGCATATTCATTGGTTCCTAAATTGATGAATTAAGAAGCCTGATCCACGAAATCAGGCTTTTTTAATATCCAAGCTTTTCTTTTTGACCACTGATTTCGTCATGAAATAAGTCATCCACTGTTTCTATGCGGTTCATCCAGCTTTTAGACATAACTAAAAGTGCTGCAACTCTTTCTTTATCGATACTTTGATAATCTTTTGGTACCACCTTCAATCCAAGCAAACTCAATAGCTCGCAAAACATTTCAATTTCATTTAACCCATTGTTTTTCTTGTCTGTTTTAAGTCGAGTTATAGTGCTTGGATCTACCTTTAATTGTTCAGCAATCTCTTTCTGATTACCTGAATCAAGGCCATGCAATATGCGAGATACGTCATTTCTGGCGCTTGCAGAAAGATCAATTGATAATTTGGTCATGTTGTTACCTATGCCACTTGTTTGTGTTTGCAATGCTTTTTCCAAAGCTTTTGCAATCTGGTTGCAATTTCATGAGATAAGCGCTTACCACATACACCACGCTCTAAATTACTTATGTAATTCTGTGAGCATCCAATTTCGGTACCAATTTGAGTTTGTGTTAAGCCCTTTTCACGTAAATCTGAAATCATGGTTGGCCATTGATTCATAAGAAGCTCCTATATTTTTAAACAAATATATAGGTTTTCCGATATTTTAACAATAGCCAAACCGATACTGTTTTGTATCAGAATTCCGATATTGGTATTTAAGGAAATCCATATGGCAACTTTGGGCGAAAACTTGAAAGCAATTAGAAAAGCTAAAAAGATGACTCAAAAGGAATTAGCTCAGAAATCTGGAGTCAAGCAATCTGTTATTTCTGATCTTGAAACTGGTAATGCAAAATCAACTGGTTCAATACTTGAATTAGCAAATGCATTAGGAGTAACTGCCGAAGATTTAAGAAAAGGTGTTGTTGGAGAAATTGATGCTACAAATGTAACACCTATCCAAGCGCGTATGGCTCCAGTTTTATCTTGGGTGCAAGCGGGGAACTTCACTAATGTTGAATCAGTTGACATGTCACAAATAACAGAATGGTTTCCCCTACCTGATGATTGTGAACAATGCTTCTATTTGAAAGTACGTGGCGTTAGTAATGAGCCCGATTTCATTGAGGGAGACTATATTGTAGTAGACCCAACAGTTTATTACTCGGATATGCAATCTGGCGATATTATTGTAGTGCGTAAAGATAAAGATGCCACTTTTAAAAAGTTAGTCATTGAATCGGATGGTTCACGTTTTTTACAAGCAATGAATCCGAATTTTCATCCAAATATTATTCCAATAGACGAGGATTGTTTTTTTATTGGTCAAGTTATTGATTCAATGAGATATACTTATCGTGGAAAACGAAGAGTAAGAAAAAGCTAATTAGAATTTATATAAACCACTTAAAATGGAATTGATTAAATGTACATTCAAAATAAAATTTACCAAGCATATTGGCAACCTACTGCAGAATCCCCTATTAAATATGAACCCGCAGTTATCGTTGCTTTACATCGTTTTGTATATATGGAAGGTGAAGAATTAATCGAACTTGAATCAAACTTCTTTTATGATGAGCAAAGTTTGATTAATAGTATTGTTGAGCAAGCGAATAAATTGAAGCATATCAATGTTAAAATGGAAAATGGCATCTGCTTTTACTCATGTATAAAAAGTTTTGTTGATGAAAACAGTGAGCCTACTGGACAGTTAGTAGATGATGCATATAGCTTAGCTTACCGTTTTCATATAGGAAAAATGCAGCCTCAGAAGTTACTAGAATTTAATATTGATGAAGTACAAACATATGAAGAAGTTTCTAGACTCATCAACAATGTTCAAATAGTTAATATATAAATAATCTCTTTTACAAACCCACTTTAAGGTGGGTTTTTTAATATCAAAAAATCGGAATTTCTATATAATATCGGAATTCCTATTGACTCTTAATATCGGAAATGCGATATTTGTCTCGTAGCCAACAAAAAAGCACACCGACTCTCTGACCTTCCGATGTGCTTTGCAAACTGCGAGATCAATTATGAACGTAAATGCAATTCTATTCAACCATATCAAAGTTACGGGTGTTACCGCTCTTGTTTTGATTGCTGGTTTAGCTTCTTGTGAATACAAAACAGCTCAATCTAGTTTTGCAACAACCACTCAGGCTTTTACACCGCAAATTCAACCTAGTACTTACGGCGTTCAAACAGCAAAGATCACAGGTAAAACCTCAGGTATAGCAGTAATCAAACTTGATGGCTTCCGAGTAAACGTTAGCTTTGACTTTGAAGCTCATCCAGACAGCTACGGTGTACCCGGTTCTGAATTTACAGCAGTTGATGTAACTCAGCTCACAATTAATGAAATCACCGATGTAAACGGTAAGTCTTACGGCGATTTCACTGATTACAACGATCACCGCAATATCAATGCAATTCTAAAAGGCTTCATCGAACGTAATAAGTTGGTGGAGGCTTAATCATGGCTAACTTCAAAAAGCATCCAGACGGCTATAAGTCTTATCTAGGACGTGACAATACTGGCCTCTACTCTGTTCGCATTGGCTGGACTGTCTATGCATCAAATGCTAATGGCTCGGTTCTTTACAAGATCAAGGACTCAGTTAAGACGCCTTTAGATGTGGCCAAGTTCCAATCTGAGTATCCAAAAGTTTGGAAAGAACTTAAGCAAGAGATCAGCTTTCAACGTAAAAAGAAATTGGCTATCGATTTGGGAAACTCACATATCACTTCAATTGAACGCAAAGCTTATAAAACTAAGCGCGGCTTCACAGGCTCACGATAAGGATAATAAAAATGGCTCTACCTATTATCACTGCTGACCAAACCCTTTTGGTTCAAGCAATCATTGTTTACCTATATGCCGATCCTGGTCTAGGTAAAACATCTATGGGCTTTACTGCGGATAAAGCTATTTCATTTGACTTTGACCGTGGTGCTCATCGTACTGGTGAACTCCGTCGCGGTGCAGTTGTTCAGGTTCAGCAATGGAAAGATATTGCTGACCTCACACCACAAGACCTTGCACCCTATAAAACTATTGTTATTGATACTGTAGGCGCAATGCTTGAATGCATTAAAACTCATTTATTACTTACGGCGAACAACCGTCAAAAAGATGGTGCATTAAAGCTTAAAGCTCAAGGTCTAGCTAATCAGACATTCAAGCAATACATCAATACCTTAATAAGCCTAGGTAAAGATGTGGTTTTCATTGCCCATGCTTCAGAAGATCAAAACGGTGAACAAATCATTTATCGACCAGATCTAGGCGGTAAAAACCGTAATGAACTTTATCGTATTGCAGACATTATGGGTTATCTAACTACCGTTACCACGAGTGAAGGTAAAAATGCACGTGTCATTAACTTCAAACCTTCTCCTACTCACCATGCGAAAAACTCAGGTGCATTAGGTGGTGAAACTGGTGAGGTATGGGTTCCAGATCTTAAATCTCATCCAACTTTCTTAGCTGATCTTATCGCTCAAGCTAAGGACCACATCAACACTTTAACACCAGCACAACTTGCTGCAGCTAGAGCTCAAGAAGACTTAGAAAATTGGAAACAAAGCTGTGAAGAAGCTGAGCATGCAAGTGACCTAAATCAATTAACTGAGTCGCTTGATAAAGAGCACATGTATTACCAGAACATGCGTCAAACAATGTTAATGCGTGCTAAAGCCTTGAATTGCACATTTGATAAGCAACGTGGCACATGGATTAGTCCACCTGATTTTAACGGCATCTCAGATCAACAAAGAGATGAACTTCAAAACTTTATTGCTGAAAGTGGCCTCGATATAAAAACAGTTTGTGAGCACTTCGGCATAGATGCCCTTATTCAAATTGAAGCAGCAAAGCTTCAAGCCATTAAACAAGAAATTGAAATATTGTCTAAAACAGGGATTAGAGCATGAAAAATTATTTACTGGAGGAACCTTTCTAATGTCGAAACAAACTACTCCAGAGTTTCTTTTCGAGCCAAAGCTGCTACCCCAGCAGCTTTTCGAGAAATTCATTGTCTTCAATGTTAATGCTGGCTATCGAGGACGTGGTACACCAAACGGGGTGAACCTAATAAAAGGTAATAAAGCTACCCTCACCTTGAACGATAAAGGTGAGATGAACAAAGCAGCTCAAGAGCGCTACAAGTTAATGCTTTTGAAGTATTTCAAAGAAGGTCGCTCAGCAATGGATGAGCTGAATCATGAAGTTAAACGTATTTATAAAATGGTGGCGTGAATGCTAAAAGATTTGAGAAATCTACCTGATGATGAACAGCAAGAATATTTAGACCGCTTTATCATGGCAAATGAAGAACAGAAATTCCCTCAGGAAGTTGTGGCTCTTTATCTAGATTGTTCGCCATGGACTTTAGCAAGAATGCGCTGCGATCAGTCATCTATGCCATTTTCTAAAATTGGAAGACGTGTCTCATATAAGAAGAAAGACGTATTAAAGTATGAACAAAGCAAGACTGTGCTAAACACAGCACAACTTGCTACGATATAAGGCGGTTATACCGCCTTTATTTCTTTTAACCTTTCCGCCCAAACTGATTGATAGTTAAAGCAATCAATTTTCCCTTGGTAAACCGCCTCAATCATATTCATCGATGCTTTTAATTCCTCATCAGGAATTTGAACATATCCACCTGTAACGTCGACCCTTGGACGAGCAGTGTGATTAAGAAGTCTTTTTGTCACATAGATATTAAACCTTAATAGATTGCATATAGAGGCAAATGTACGGCGGAAATCATGCATTGATACGTAATAGTCAACCTGCTCACCAACTCTATTTAATAGTGTATCCACTTTTGTAGCATGCATATTCCAAGAGGTAGGCATCTTCGTTGCTGGGAACACCCAATCGTTTTCTCTTAATAACCAGCGTTCTCGCAAAATACTATGTAAATGATCACCAATTGGGAAAGTATGATCTGTACCGTTTTTGGTATCTCTAAAAGTTAAGGTGCCATTTTTAATATTTAAATCACTCCACTTTAAACAACATGCCTCTTGTTTACGGCATCCCGTATACATGCACATCAATACAATATCTCGGTGTGTATTTGATCTTGCTGTATTTTCAAGATTCACCTCATCTTCATAGTTGAGTACTGCGTTGTAATATTTGTGAATAATGTCTTTATGAAGATGCCTATCTCTACTACCAATCTTGTTCCAACCTCTAGTTACGGAAATGATGTCAACAGGATTGGTTTTAAGAATTGGGTTTTCATCTGTTGAATAAAGGACATGGATGTACTTCCACAAGGTACCCAAAAGGGATACGGATCCATTTGCAGATGATTCACTTATATTTGATACCTCTATAAAACGATCTAATACTTCCTGTTTGGTAATCTGAAAAAGCTTTCTATTGCCCCACCCTAAATAAAGATCAAAGTATTTGTTGTACTGCTTTATGGTTTTTGGTCTAAAGTCATTTTTTTCAATATAAATTTGAAGCGCTTCATTCACAGTAATGTCTAAAGGATTAGAAACACTTTTTAATCTGGTTGGTTTTTCATATTCGTTGTTTGAAATTTTCGCAAGAATCATCTGAGCTTTTGCTCGAGCATTTGTAGCAGGAATATCGGTCGTCTTACCAATCGTTACCCGAAATAACTCACCTTCATGTCGACGTTCAACGATATATGTTTTGCTTTTATTGGTTATCCGAACAGCAAAACCAATGAGCTCTGAGTCTCGATATATTTTTTGACCTTTATCTGTCAATGGAATAGCATCAACATTAGATTTGTTGAGTTTCAT